ACTAAATCTTTTAATTCAATAATATACTGCGCCTGTTCGTTAGCCATCTTGTTTATTTTTTAGTACCCATTGTAATTTTGCGTACAACTCGTAAAATTTCTCATCGTTTAAGGTGTCAGTATCAATTTTATAATAATAGCGTATTAAAGCATCTGCCTGTTCTAATACGCCATCATTTTTTAAAAGGCTTTCATACCTTTCTACAATTTCGTTATCGTGCTTTTTTTTAAATCGACAATTTGTGCAATTTGAGTAACGGCACTTAAAAACAAATCGTCATCTTCAAGTACTTGCATATCTGAAATTTCACGAATTACTAAAGCTTGTATCAATTCTTCGTATGCAATTAAAGGGTCATGTCCAAGTTTTGCCATAACAGGAGATAATACATATCGATTAACTTTATTTAAATAAAGCTTCTTTCCTTCAACCTCAATCACGTAGGCTAGTAAAGGATATTTTTCTTTTAGTTCTAAGTTTGTCATGTCGCAAATATAATAAAAAAAAAAGGTTATGCAACAATGTTACATAACCAATTTTCACTTAGACAAACAAAAAGTTATCTTGAAATATTCCCAATAATTAAAGGTATTTTAACCATCAATTTTGAATCACCTTGGTTAGCATCTAGTGGATTTTCAAGAAATTCAACATACTGTAAAACATCTTTTGAAAACACAACCCTAGAACCTCCAAACAGAACGGTAATTTCAAATGGTGGAATATTAAGAGGTGAACGGTCTGGGCTTGCTGAAATTATTTTTTTCCATTCATCCAAATACAATTCCATAGAACCGCTATATTCATAGTTGCCATAACCTCTTGAAATTGGCTTATCTCCAAAACCGTAGTTGTTTTCTTTGGTTTGTTTTTCGTTGTATTCTAGTTTAGAAATACCAACTACAACATTACCGAACAATATGCATGAGATGTTACTCCAAGAGTAGTTAATCCCGTTTTTCATTACATTTGTAGCCATTTAATTAAAGTTTTAAGGCAAAGCCTATGTTTACGTTTATGTTTCTTGCTACACCTTTAGGAATTAAAACAATCCCAATAGTTAGCAATCCAGTTGAAAGTACATTTTGCGCTGAATTAATTGAAACAGAATAATCAGAAATGTTATTATTTCTTTTCATGCTTTCTAGTTCAACATTGCAAGCACTTGTAAATACTTCAATACTTAAATCTGATATTGTACCGTTACTATTAAGGTCAATATTTGAATTTAAATATGGAGTTAGTGCTACATCTAAGAATCGAATAGCTTTGTTTATTACTCTATTGTTTTCGATATAAGCATAGTCAGAACTAACGACACAAGCATTGTGAGAATCATTGAAATAACTTCCTGCTATTGCTCTTTGTTTTAATAAAAAAACAAATCTAAAGTCGTTCAATTGATCTAGCAATACTTTAGTTTGGTCGCTATACAATACACCGTTTGCAAAGCCTAAAGTTTCAAGTTCAATTGTATCCGAAAGATTGAATTTACCTACCCATGCAATGTCTTCTTGTACATTTGCTAATGAAATAGCACCAAGCATAGCTCCTGCACAGGTTAAACTTTTTGCGTTACCTTTTGCAAGTGTCAAACCTAAACCTCCGCCATCTTGCCCAATACACACACTAACGCTAGAACCAGCTATTGCATTTAAGTTAGTTAATGCAGATAAAGCAACACCGTTTAAATTATTCGCTAAAATGATTTGTGTTGGTGTTTTAGCCGTTAACAAAGTGTTTGCAATACTTTGTAAAGCCGTTACTTTACTTGTTGCAAATGTTAATAAAGGCTCGAAAAACAATACTTGTTTGCATTCTCCATTTGCGTAATTTTGAAGTGTTAAAATGTCGCTTCCATCTGTTGCTAAAGTAACAAAACCACCACAATATAAAACACCTGTTGTATTTACTCTGAAAAACTCTGCAATGTGATAGTATATAGGTGCTAATACCGAAGCTACACCACCACTAAAGTCAACCAAAGTTTGTGCAATAGTACCTACAATTGTAATAGTAATTTTAGCACTTGCGTTTAGGTAGATTCCTAATCCTGGTTTAGCTGTTATAGTAATTGCGCCTGCTGTATTAATTGCTGTAAAACCTGTTGTGTAAGATTTTTTTGTAATGTCAGCAACGATGGCAGAAGCAACTAAAGTTACGGTAGTTTCTGTACTTGCTTTAGTATATTCGCCAATTACTACTACTTCACCTGTTGGTAATGTTACACTTGCTGTATAAGTGTTACCATCTACACCTATATTTGTTATTGTGCTTGTTGCTGTCGCTTTAGTTTCGTCAGCGTAGGTAATATTAATACCGTTATCAATCGCATCTTGCGTTGATGTCGCCCTGAAAAGTTTTTGACTACCTAACCCACCAAAAACAAAACCGCTTATATGGTCTGTTCCTGATGATGGTCTGCCTAGTCCGCCCTTCCCAAGTGTAAAGCCTACTTTGTTTAATGCCATTTTATTTAAGTTTTTAAGAGTAAAAAAAAAGGTGGCTTTTAACCACCCTTTTTATTTATTTAGTTTTTAAAATGTCAGCTTTTTTTATGAATTTGGTTTCAATGTGTTTTGGTTCTTCAAAATACCAATCTCCATTTTCAGCAACATATAACCCTGTCAATGTTGTGAACTCAATTAAAACCTCTTTCATTTTATTAAGCTACGAAATCACCAACAACTTTAGTAGTGTGCATAATAAACTCTTCCATTTTTGCAATTTGAACATCAAAAGCAAAAAGAGATTTCATGAAATACAAACTAGAATTGTTTTGTAATTTTTGCAAATCAATTTGCAAATCTTCTACTGCATTAGTTCCTACCCAAAGGTTTGATTCCAAGTTTGCTGTAGCTTTAGTTAAATAGAATGTAGATTCAGGTAAACCAGCTAAAGTAACAATTTCAAAACCTCTATAGTTAGGAATAGTTACGCCATTAACGTCACGGCCTTTGTTAGTCAAAGCCAAAGAAGCAATTTCAAATTTTTGCCAATCTAAAGGAGATAGCATAAATTTTATTTTTTCAAATCTTGCATCGTCAGACAATAAAGCTAAAGGTAATAAAGCAATTGCAGCGTCAAGTTTACCTAGAATGTTAGCGGAAGTTATAGCACTTGGAGAACCAACTGGCAAATAAGTACCTGCTACTAATGCTTTTCTGATAAAACCATCAAAGTATTTAATTTGAGAGTTTGCGCCGGTACCTGTTAATCCAGTAGTGTAGCCTAAAGAGCCTACGTGCATACCTTTTTCAATTGCTTCAAATTGACGATTTAAAAACAATTGCATCATTACGTTTTCAGCAGTTACAGGCAATTCTCTTGCAAGTAATGTTTTGCTTTGCTCCTCAGCGTAGAAATGGTCTTGAAAATCAATTGGATTAAATTCTACATATCCCATTGCTTTAGAAGGTGTGATAGTAACTTTGTTTACTACGAATGTACCTGCACTTGTTGGTGTTGCACCGTAGGTTTGCAATACGTTTGTAATGTCAACATTTGGAATGTTGTGTGTTTTTTTAATGCCATCTTTAACATAAACAACGCCTTTTTTAACGGTGTTCAATCCAAAGGTAGCCTTTGTAATCATAAAACCAGCTTCAACGGTACCTGCGTATGAAGTATCTGAAATTGTCATTGCCATATTATTTGTTTTTTAATTGGTTAAGCATATAAAATGCATTTGTTGGTAATTCTTTTTTTACTTCTTCAACAACTTCAACTACATCAACACCTATCTTGTTTACAGGGATAGATTTTAATAAAATTTCAGTTGCTTCGAAATCTTCAACAGCTTTATTTTCCCAAATAGAAATACTTTCCGCTGTTAATTTGTTTGAGTATTTTTCTACTAATTGTTTAGCAGAAACTTCTCTTTGTTCTTTTGCTTTATTTTCAAACTCTACCAATTTGTTTTTTAAAGTTTCGTTTTCAGAAGCTAAAGAATTAGCTTTGTTTTCAAACTCCTCAATTTTTTTGGTAGAATTTTCTAAAGCAAAATCAATCGCTCTTAATATTGAATCCTCGTTTGAGTTTTCCAATATGCCGAGTTTGTTGCATACTTTTGAATAGTCCATGTTTTGAACGGGGTTAATTAATTGATTTACAAAATTGAAAGCTTCTCTGTAAGCATTCATTGACTTGCTTAAAGTTGGCTTTGCCTTTATCTTTACTGACTTGATGTCAGAACATAAATTCATTGTTTTAGCGGTGGTTGCATCCATCCAAGTTTCAGAATCCATCATTTCAGAAACTTCTTTTTCTTCCATTCCGCACCGGTTACAAATCATTTTAACAATAGAGTTTTTAAATAAACTCAAAACTTGATTATTCCCATTTCCTCCGTATGGATTGTGCACCATTAACAATGCGTAATCCATCATGGTAGTTTTTTTCCCTGCTAAAAATAACCATGAAGCAGTTGATGCACAAAGTCCAACGTTTACCGTATTTACAGGCGTTTTACAGTTTACAATAGCTGAATAAATGCTAAATCCTTCTATAACATCTCCCCCTGTTGAATTTATATGAATTTCAATTGATTCTTTACCCATTAGATCCAATGCTGTAAGTTCGTTTTGGAATTGCGAACCGCTCACACCTTCATAACCGCCTATTTCTTTATTAATAAGCATTATAGGCGTATTTGATTCAGGATTGATACAATAGATATAATTCATGCAACAATATTGCAAATAAAAAATATTTTAATTAATATTGTAGCACGGTAAAAATATATGGAGAATAAAGAAAAATTATACAATGGTCAATGTAGGGTTTGTTTTTACATAAACCCTAAATATAAAAAAATGCTCAAAGAACATAGTTTAAAACATGGTTCTTTGAGCAAAATTTGTAGTGATATTATTAAACAACACTTTAAAGCTTATAAGTAGTATTTATAATTGTTTGTTACTTATTCTCTTTAATGACAGTAATAGGTATATTATTTATATTGGCTTTAATTAAGTTTTTAAAGGATTAAACCATATAAGAAATATGAATAGTGTGTCCACTACTTATATTTTGTCCTAAAACTACAGATCCATCTGATTTAAATACGACGCTATCTTGAATTAAAAAAGAACCTGTTGCGTATGGATAATGTGTTTTAAAACCAAAGTCAACATAAGGTCTAGCCCATATTGGAATCGATGCTGATAACGTTCCTGGACCTGTATCTGATGATGAAACGGTTTTACATGTAACAACATCGCCATGTCTAATAAATCTTAATGTAAAAGTACCTACTGCCCCAGTAAAGCTTACGTCTTCTTTTCTGAATTTTATAGCTACATCATCCCAATCACAAATTCCTGTGCCTGTTAATCCTTGGCTAAGTTTAATCTTTAAATCTTGATTAGTGTTTACGCTTGTTACACCATCGCTGTAAATTGTTGGCTCTCCTGACTGAAAAGTTGTAGTGTCTAAAGATAAAGTAAATACATTTGCACCTGTTTTAGTAATGCTTTGTGCTGAAATTTGGTATATTTCCCCGTTGTAAATAAATGCGCCTGCGGTTACTGTTAATGTGTCATTTGTTACGGTAACAGTAGACAAAGTACCTACACATCCCCACAATACAATAGGTACAGAATCATTTGAACTACCTAAAGAAGCATAAATAGCACTTTTAATATTTTCCATTTCCATTTCTTGGATGTGGTCAATTGTTCTTTTTAATATTGGCAATTGTGCCGAATCTGTAATACTTGAAGTTAATATTTTTTTCATGATGTTAGTAAGTTGCTATGTTGTAATTCATTCCGGCCATATTAATTTTATCGGCTTGTGTTCTTATTATTTTTTCAGCGTTTGTTCCTAATCCGCTATAAATAGCCGTTGGGACATTAATAGTAAAATCAAATAAATTATACGCGTTTGTTAATGGCACGTTTAAACTTGAATT